ATTAGAGACCTTGATGGTAATACATATGTAACTGCAGAAGAAACTGTAGGAGCAAACGACGATACGTTCTACTTCTACAACGGAAACGCAAACACTCTCAAAATTAGTCCAACAAGATTTAGTTTTGAGACTATGAAGCAGGTCGCTTCTCTCAACGTTTCTGCTCCCGAATATACAGAATGGAGATCAAACACTCCAGTTTCTGTGGATCAGTATCTCAAGCATCGTAATAATATTTACAAAGTAGTTGTTTCAGGTGTTACTGCTACTGATGGTAATGCACCTACACATACTTCTGGAACACTTCCAAACAATACTTGTGAACTTGAATATTTCACAACTGCTGTATCAAACTTATTATTCCAGGAAATTAATGAAGTTCAAATTGACCCATTTGGCGATACATATTTAACTATTAGTGGTGATTTGCGTCTTCGTAAAAATATCATTGCAACAGATATTAATGACCTGAAGTTACAACCTAATTCGGGTAAAAAGGTAATCATTCAAGCTAATAGCACATTAGTCCTTCCCGTTGGTAATGATGATGAAAGAGGATCTCCTTCAACTGGATCTGTTAGATTCAATACATCCTCTAGTCAGTTTGAAGGTTACGATAATAATGGTAACTGGGGTTCTCTTGGTGGAGTTAAAGACGTTGATCAAAACACATATATTATTCCAGAAACTTCTCCTGGTGCTAACGAGAACATTCTCTTCTTCTTCAATGATAATATCAATACTATGCAGCTTAGCACTGCATCGCTTGATTTAACTAATATTGATACTATTACATCTATCAATAATACTGATCTTGCATTCCAGTTTTCTAATTTATCGTTTGATAACAATTCTACAGTTCTTGATAACACTGACGTAAACAAAACTTTCCTTTACAACACGAAGCAATACTTTGAGTTTGGAATGTCAGGAGGTCTCACAGTTGATCCCCTAATTACTTTAGAAGACACTGGAGATATTTTCTACAACACTGCTTTTGGAACTGGCAACATTGAAAACTTGAAGATATTGAATAATGACTTAACTGAATTTGAAATTAGAGATTATAGAGTTCAGACTTCAAAATTCAATCTTGTTAAAGGAACTACTAATAATGGTTCCGCTCTTCTATATAACAAGAATAATCATAAAGGAGCAAAAGTAATTGCTATTCTGGAAAATACCATATCCAATAAGTCGTCAATGATGGAATTTAGTGTCATTGATAATGGAACTGATATATTCTATAATGAGTATGGATCATTGAATTCAAATGAAGACGGGGCAACCGCAGAGTTTGACTTTGATATTGATGGTAACGCTAGAATTACATTAACACTGACGAATGATCATGCCGAGAGTGACACTGTTAGAGTAACTGTAGTTTCACAAATAATTAAGTAAGATGGCATCTAATATTCAAGAGTTCGACTCCAAGCATGGATTCTCTGTAGATCAAACTACAGTGGTTGATTCTTTACGCAATGCAAAGGATATCAATTCTCTTCAAATTAAAAATAGAAACTATTCTGATAGTTTTACAGAGTATTATATTTTGAGAGGATTGAATACTTCTATTCTGTCAACAGATGATGTTGGAACACAAATCATTCTGCCAAACAATAGTGTAAGTTTTGTTAGAGCAACTGTTCTTGCAGTTAATGAAACAGGTGCAGGACTTTACCATGCAAAATTAGAAACATCAGTTTCTACAAATGCAACGGGAGTTTCTACTGCTCTTTCTCAAATGACAACCGTTATTAAGGATACCGTCCCATCTGGTCAGTCATGGGTTATCGAACCTTTTGTTGGCGGTGGTTCAAATAGATTTAGCTATGCTACCACAAGAGCAGGAACAACTCTTGCTATTAAATGGTTTGTATACACAGAGGTTGTCAATATTAACTATCTCTAATGCTAAATAAGGTAGGAGAAAAAGTAGGCGGAGCTCACTAGGACATGAGTTTTAATATCAATTCTGATAAGGAATTTATCTCAGCGTCTAAACCGAAGTTTATTGGAACAGCAGAATTTTCTGTAAGATCTGGAATCGGTGTAGATGAAAAAGAAGTAATCAGGGCACTTCTTGATTCTGAAGAGAAACTACCTCGTGTAGGCATTAATAGAACTGGACAAAGAGTCAATAACATTAGTATCATCACGGGTGGTTTTGGATATACTTCTGCGCCTACAGTAACACTCAGTCCTCCTCCTAACGTTGAGGGTGCAGTTCAGGCACTAGCGTCTGCTTTTACCTTTAATGGTAGAGTTACCAGCATTGCAATTAATAACCCTGGTAAGGGATACTCATCTCCGCCTACAGTAACTATCACTGGTGGTAATGGTCAAGGTGCTTCTGCAGAAGCGTTTCTAGATACAGTTGATTATGAACTTGATATTAATGGTGCTATCAGAACGTCTACTTCTATTATTTCTGATACTGCGAGAATTCTAAACCTTGATATTGATAACTTTGTTACTCCTAATGCTGCTTTCAGGGGTCCAAACCTGAAAACTTATGTGAACAATACGGGAATACTTTGGTCTCCGAATGTTATTGTTCAGAAAGATGCTTATAGATATTTTGGTTCTAATGTATACCAAGCAATAAATGCTGGTCAAACTGGCGATTTTGCACCAGAACATACTGATGGTATTGTTGAAAACGGTGAAGTTAATTTCAAGCATATTGGTTTCCGTGTCGTTGATTCCAATGCTTTTGCATATAACGAAACTGGAGAGGCTGGAATTTATCCTCGCTCTATTACTCCACTTCTTGGAGATAGATCAGATAAGATTGCTACAACAGAATACGTCCTTAACCTAGCAACAAATGACGTTGGTGGTCGTATCTACGTTTCATCACAGATTGGTTCTGACCTGAACGATGGTCGTTCAGCAGTCAATCCTGTTAGAACTATCAAAAAAGCAGCACAACTTGCTTGGGCAACTCCTGGTGTCAAAGAAACTATTATCGTTTCAGGTGGAGATTATGTAGAGGACAACCCAATTTCTCTGCCACCAGATGCTTCAGTCGTTGGTGATAACCTCCGTCTTGTTATCATTAGACCTAATAACCCTGGCAAGCATATCTTTAAGTTTGGTGATAAGAACTACGTTATTGGTGTTACTTATAGAGATAAGATTGATGCCAATGGAGATCCTGTTGCAACATGGGATTTCGCAATGGTATTCGATGATAAGCAAAGAATTATCATCGATAGAGACACTAATGGTGACTTTGGAACAGATTTTCCAATTGGACACCAAGTATTTGGATCATCTAAGTTTAGAATTAATTTCCAAAACAACAGTGGACTATCACAACTTACTAGCGGACTAGAAGCAATTGGTGTCAACACTGGTGCTCGTGGTGATATTTCAAACGTTGTATTTGATACTTTAACTGGAAATAACGCTTATCGTAATGGATCATTAGATGTAGTCATTACAAGTGGTTCATTCCTTGCTGGTGAAGGATTTAGATACTTAATCAGTGGAACTCAAGGAGCACTATTAGATACTGCTGATGGAACTACTAGAGATAATGCATTAGATAATACTTTAGTATTTTCAAGTGATCCCTCACTGTCAAATATTAATCCTGGATCATATATTTACTTAGACGGATCAAGTAATGCATTAGTTTCAGGTGGATTTTATGAAGTTCTTCAAATTGATGATGATAGTGCTCCAACTGCATACTATGTAACTGTTGCTCCTATTTTAGGAGCTGTTGGATGGAGAGAAGCACAACTAGGAAATGTTCCTGTGTATGCAGCATCTGTTGATGAAGGACAATTTGACTCCACTGGAATTGATTCAATTAGAGCTGAAGGTGAAGTTGTATTCATCGATGATGACTATGATACACCGCTCCCTATTGTAAGATTAGATTTTACAAAGCAAGGAACTTTTAATGATGGTTTCCAAGATGATATTTTTGGAAATGCAGAAGATTTAGGTGGTGTTGTTTTCTATACAAGCGAACTAGTTGGTAGAGATAACACTCATGATTTCAAAGACGGTCAAGAAATTCTTATTGAAGGTCTTCCTACGACCTCTCCTGACTTATCATTCCTCAATGGTTATCAAAGGATTTATAAAGTCATTGAAGATGCTGATGGTCGTTCAAGACGTTTTGTTATTCCAAAGAAAATTGATCCCAACATAGGATTAAATGCTAATGCTGATTTTGATCCTGGTCAATTTGCTGTAGTAAAATCTTCTTCTCAATCAGTAACTCTATCACTACTCAACTCACCAAACACATTCCCTATCGCAACTCCTGTTGATAGAAGATTCCAGGATGCCTGCACATTCATTCGAAATAATAGAGATTTTATTGCGGATGAAGTTGTAGGAAGAATTAATGATGAGTTTAAAAAAGAGTATTTTTCTGCTTACAATATTAGTGGAACATCATTTGATATTTACTTAGGAACTTCTAGATTTGAGCACATATATGATGATCAAAATCCAACAGGAACAGTAACATTTGGTGGAGTTGATTATAACATCACCGATTTTATCTATGATAATGCTATTACTGGTATAGCAACTATTACAACCGCTTCTGCTCTTGCTAATTTCAATGAAGATGATATTGTAAAAATTGCTGGTATTGAAGTTACATGTAATAATGGAACTAAAGTATATCCAAGTTTTAATATTCCAGTAGATGATAATCAGTGTCGTCAAGACGTTGTTCACTTCCTCAATGCCCTTGTAAGGGACCTTGAGTTTGGTTGTAACCATAATATGATCGAAGCTGCCGAGAAGTATATTGTAGGCGCAAAGATCGACTATGTAGAAAATGAAATTATCCAGACTGTTCGTGCTGTTGAATATGCTAGAGAACTAGCAATTTACGCAATGTGTAACTGGAGAACTGGAAACAGAACTCCAGGAGAACCAGTATATGTTCCAAAGTATTCTTCTATTGAGAGATACTTTGATGATACTGTAATTACATCTACAGCTACTGATGGAGGAACTGTTGCATGTTCTAACGTAGAGTCTGCAATTTCAACTCTATCATTTATCTACATTGATGTTCTTGCTAATAATACATCAGGAACATACTTAGATGCTGCATACTTAATTGCTCGTAACAGAGATCTAATTGCCGACCTAGCACTGAGAGATACTCAAATTCAGTATCCTTCTCTTGGTCTATCAGACATTCATGAGAGAAAGTGTCGTAGAGATATCAGTTATATCCTCGGCGGAGTTATTAGGGATCTTACTCTAGGAGGAAACTCTGGTATTGTAACAAATGCAGAAGCATACTTTACTGGAGCTGCTCTAACTGGTATTGATGCAAATCAACTCGCAGAGACCAGATATGCATACACAAGAGTAGCAGAGTATACTAAACATGCTATCAGGAATTGGACTGATACTACTGTTGGTGGGGTTCTTGACTTTACTGCATCAAATGCACAATACGATTCAACTAGTGGTCAGTTAATTGTAACGATTCCATCCGAACTTACTAGTTTAACAACTAGCGATAGAATCGCTTTTAAAGAAGGTGCATTAACATTTAATTGCACATCAAATGGTGGTGGAGATCTTGCATCACCAACTCCTACAGATAGAAATTATGGTAAGAGTCTGCCAATTTCCAATGTTACTGTTGGTGGTGGTGTAACTTCTATCACGACTAATGTTGGTGATGCTGGAAGTGCTACTGGAGTTCCACATACTTTTGTAAGTGGTCTCCAAGATGGAATTATTTTAATCTTTAATCCAGTTGATACATCCACATCTCCTATTCCTATTTTTGAAGATTGGAATATTCTGCTTTATAATACAACTCCTCTATGCTCTAATGTAGCATCTACAATTGATACAGAGTTTGAGTTGCTAGACAATATTTTAGAATATGCTGAAGACGATACTTCACCTACTGCTATTGCTCCAGGAGCAACTACAGTAGATACTGGAACATTATACGATTATGCTAACGTAATCTCATATCCAGACAGCTACATCTATGACTTAAACAATCAAGTATGTGCTATTCGTGGTGATTACGATGACTATCCAATTATTGAGGCATCTCCATATACACAGAACGCATCTGTTATCTCCTTCCTAGGTGGTGGCGGTGCAGAAATTGATGGTGCTAAAGTTAAGCAACCTAACTGTCCTTTCCCTGGTCTAGAATTAGATGAAACGGCATCGTTCCCCAACCAGGGTAAATCGATGGTTGCTGCGGCATTCACCATCGTCTCATTTGGTGGAACAGGATATAAAGTTGTAAATGATGGTTATACTCAGTTAGTTTCTGTTTTCGTTATCTTCTGTGCTGATGGCGTTCTTTGTGAATCTGGTGGTTATGCATCTATCACCAACTCCGCTACAAACTTTGGTATCTTTGCTCTAAGAGCAATTGGTTATCGCGATGAACCATATGTGTTTGACGCTGGTTACTTCTCAGAAGGTTCTTATGTTCGTGCAGTTGTAACTAACGTTTCACAAACTCCAACTGGAAGAACTATCCTAACAATTGAAAATCTGGGTAGAGAACCACTTGAGCATTACATCTTAAAAGTTGATGGTTATAGTAGTGTCGATGAAGATACCGAATACTTTATCGATGAAGTTACTCAGGTTGGTGCTGGTCCACCGTTTACAGCAACTTGTATTTTTGACGATGGATCTGGTAGTTCAGTTGAACTTATTGATGATGCTACTGGTAACACGGTATTACCTTCTGCTCTTGATGGAAAGACTATTAATTTACATAGACCATCTATCGTTAACTCATCTTCCCATACTTGGGAATTTGCTGGTTCTGGAACTAACTATCTCGCTCTGCCTGAGAACGGCGGAACTAAAGTAGAAGCGAATGAGCAGGTATCAGAATTTTATGGTCGTGTATATGTTTCTGGAACTGACGAACTTGGTGACTTCAAAGTTGGAACATTTGCTAAGATCGAAAACAGAACTGGTGCTATTACCTTCACTGGAACGGTTACCATTTCGGAAGTTGAATTCCTCAAACTGAAGGGCGGAGACGTTGTTGTTACTGGATTTGATGACTCTAACACACTGGGTGGAGCATCTTCTTCTGATAGTAAGATTCCAACTCAGAAAGCGGTTAGAGACTTCATCACCAACAACCTTGGTGCATATATTCAAAAGGAATACTCAACTAACTCTGTTCCTAGAGCACTTGTAGAACTTACAGATTCTGGTAAGATTTCTCTTGATCAGATTCCTGCACTAAGACCTTTCGAGGTTTACACGGTATCTAACGTATCTGAAAGACTTGATATCGAAGGAGCACTTGCTGGTGATATTGCTATCCAACAGGATAACAATACCTCATTCATTTTGAATAATGATAATGATAGTTTGTTCTTAGCATTTGCTGTAGATCCTTCATTGAATTTTACTATCAATGATATTTTTGAAGGTAGTATTTCAGGTGGTCAGATTCAAGCAACAGAATATAGAGAAGGTGTCTTATACAGAATCCTTATCACCGATCCTGGTTCTGGATACACAACACCACCAACTCTTATAATTTCTGGAGGAAATCCAGGATTGGGAGCAGTCGCAGCGTCTGCAAGTTGCACTATTGCAAATGGTCAAGTTGTTACTGTAACTATTGACGATTTCAACAATTATGTTGGTGGCAAAGGATACACAACTCAGCCAACTGTCACATTCTCTGCTCCCCCTGCAGGAGGAACACAAGCAACTGGTCTTGCTTTGATTGAAAGCAGACTCTATGGTAATATTGTTAATGCTATTAAGATTACAGATACTGATACTATTCAGTCAAGTGATATCCCAGCAGAAACTATTAATATTACTAGAACTGTAAATACCTCTGCTTCAGATATTAACAACTGGGTATCTCTATCAACTACTACAGTTGACGCTAGAGATATTACGGGTGGTCCAATTGCTACAGACTTACTTGCAACAAACTCAACTGCTGCAAACTCTTACAGTTTCTTAAGAGGTGACCAGTCATATGCTCTTGCTGTTCAGTCACTCAAGTCTCCAGAAGAAAGATACTTTGCAAGATTAGCAGTTCAAGCAACATCAGGTTCCATCAACTTAATTTTCGAAACAAACCAGAATGCACTTTCTGGTCACTTGATTGTTAATAGCGTTACTGGCATCCAAGAAGAAACTATTATTCAAACTGTCACCACGGAAAGTGGTTTGACTACAATTGGTTTCTCTCAGGAAAAAGCATTGACTGCTACCATTCCTGCGGGAACAATTATTGAATTTAGAAGAGCAGTTTCTCCAATTAGATTTGATTCTACGTTTACACAAGGTAATTTCATTGAAGAAATTATCATTGCTAATGGTGGTAATGGATTTACTAATGGAGAATACTTCAATCAAACTATTACTGGTGGAACAGGAACAGGTTTAAAAGCAACATTTATTGTTGAGAATAATACTGTCAAAGAAGTATTAATCACTGGTGGTGGTCAAGATTATACCACAGATTTCCAAACTAATGTAGCTCCAAGTGTTCTTGGCAGTGGAACTGGTTTGGATTTAAGATGCAAGAGATCTACTATTAACAGACAATATGCAAACGTAACTATTGATATTGACAGAGTTCAAGAAGGATCTATTGACCCAGAATATGGAACAGTCGGTGTTGCTAGATTTGATAAGCAGCAGTTCTTCATTAATGTGGGTGGTGAAGGTTCCATCAGACTGAAGACAGCATCTAACAGTGTTGACTCTGGTCTTGATGCTGACCTACTTGATGGTAAGCAAGGATCTTTCTATCAGAATGCTGGTAGTTTAATTTCTGGAACACTCGATTCTGATAGATTGTCTGGATCATATAACATCGATATTTCTGGTCAGTCTCAGAACACTATTAGACTTCTCACTGGTATTAACAACCCAGCGTCTAACCCATCACCTAACACCTTTAGTGAAGGTATTATTTCTGATACGAAGAATAATAATGCCGACCAACTAGTTGATGGTGGAACCAAGCATATGGTTCTTACCTTAAGACCAGGACCTGACGCTACATATGGTGGTATTAGACAGTTAGCATTTACAGACAACGACAATATGTGGTTGCGTGGTTCTGGAACTGGTGTTACCACATTCGGAACATGGGCAAAAGTTTGGACATCTGAAAATGATGGTATCGATACAGGTCTCGATGCGGACAGACTTGATAACAAGCAAGGAACTTGGTATCAAAATGCTCTGAATATTAACTATGGAACTTTATCTGCAAATAGACTGCCAGAATTTATGGCAGCAAGTGCATTTAGAAATCAAATTAAAGTTAAGGCATTTAATGGTGATCCCAAGTATCAAATTTATGTCTCGGGTAGAATCCTATCAACTCTACCAATTCCAAACCCATTCACTCCTGGTAGTGCCGTAAAACTATACAATGCTAACTCTCAGGCAGTCGGTGACATCGAAATTGATAACTTAATTATCAATGATGACACAGCAGATAACTTCAATGACTACACAATTATTGAAGGTAGATTGATTTCTGGTAACTTTATTGGTGCTCTGACAATCGGAACAGCAAGTAATAGAGTTGAATTCCAAGATTTCACGATTGCTAATGATAACGTTATTGACATTGTAACAGTTGAAAGTGATGGTGGAACTGGTAACTTAAGACTAGGTAGAACTGATGGTCAGTCATCCAACCCTGGTATTTACTTCAATTCATCTCAGTTAGCAGCAAATTATAATGCTTCTATTGTTGCTACTGGAGGAAATGCAACTGATGGATCTGGAACTTTAAATGTTCAGGTTGTCGATCCTGATGGATTTACTGTAAGAGGTAATATTGTCTGGAACGAAGGTAACGTTGTATTTAATAATACAAATGTAGTTAGTGTTTATAATGCTCAAGGTATTCCTACATTAAGAAGTGCAGTAATGCGCGATGAAAATGGAGACTTTACTGCAAATCAAATTACTGTAAAGGCAGGTTTTGATGGTATTGTTGGAGCAGCGTCACTAAACGTTCTAAAAACTGGCGATGAAATGTCAGGAACTCTTGACATTACTGGTGCTGGATCTAATTTGACAGTTGAAGGTCTGACCGACCTGACTGGAAACGTTACCATGGAGAACGATCTAACAGTTGCTACAGACGTTCTTTATGTTGACTCTGCAGACACTGCTGTTGGAATCGGAACAACCAATCCACCAGATAAACTATCAGTTATTGGTGGTGTCTTCTCGATTAATTCTGGTGCAAATGCAGATGCAACTGATATTGGTTCTACGAATGCTTTTGGTATTGTATTTGATGGAACGACTGGAACTGCATATCAGACAGCAAAGTCAACAACTTTAAGCACTGCAATTTCATGGGGAACTGCTGTTGATGGAACAACTTCACAAAAACTGAAATTAGATAGTTCTGGTGATTTACATCCACTACTATCAACTCAAGATTTAGGACTCAATAGCACAAATAATAGATGGAGAAATCTATATGTAAGTAATGCATATGCGAAAGCGAAAGCAACTATTGGAGATGCTAGTGGAAACGCTGGTGCTCCACTATACTTCTTGGGTGCTAGTGGTTTTAGAAACTTCCGTGTTGGTAACCAACTGCTTGCTGATGATACATTTGAAATTACTCCAAGCACTGCTAATGGAGGAGAAGCATGGGGTTCGACTCCCGCTTTGTTCATTAAAGGTTCAACAAATCAGGTTGCAGTAAATACAACTGCTTTCTCTGGTCAAGATACATCTGGAGATTCACCTGTTACCAGACAATACCAACTGAATATTCAAGGAGATCTAAACTTTAATGGTCAGTTGTTCCAAAATAATGAAGAATTCGTTACTTCTAGATGGACTCTTAATAAGACAACTAATAATATCTGGAGACTTTCGAGAGTCGGTATTGGTAAAGAAGATCCTGATTACACATTAGAAACAGGACCTCTATATGATGGAGCAAGTAACTTAATTAATGATGGATCTTTAAACATTAGTGGATCTACATTTACTGTTGATAATGTCAACACTAGTGTGATTTATGCAAACGCAGAACCACAATACATCGATAGCTACGGAGTCTTCAAGACCAACCGAAATGAAGTTGACGAAAATATTACAATTCCTTCTGCTACAAATGCCATGAGTGCAGGACCATTGACTATAAATAATGGAAGGACAGTTGTCATTCCAAACGGTTCTTCCTGGTCGGTTGTTTAAATATGAGTTCACTATACGTCAATAATATCCAGTCATCTACTGGAACCACTGTAACTATCCCAGCAGGCAATGCATTGTCTTTTGCTGGGACTCAGTTAAGTTCTAATACGATCTTACCTCCACCAACAGGACAAGCAGGTAAGATGATATTCTCCAATGGAACATCTTATGAATTTGGTGACTATGGTGCTATTAGAGTCATTACATATGATTCTAATAATACCTACACTGTTCCAAATAATGTATCGATGGTTCATGTCAAATTAGTTGGTGCTGGTGGAGGAGGTTCTGGTCACGGAGAATCAGGTGGTTCTGGTGGTTATGCAGAAGCATTTTTTACAGTCCAACAACTTGGTGGTTCTGGTGCAAGTGTCGGGATTACGGTAGGAAATGGCGGAGGTGGAACTTATTATTCTGGAAGCAGTGGAAATGGAGGAACCACTTCATTTGGTTCTTTGTTATCTGCCACTGGAGGAAGAGGAGCTAATAGTGTTAATCAGCATTGTGGAGGACATGGCGGACTAGGTTCTGGAGGTTCCATTAATTTATACGGTGGTGGCGCTGGCGGTCACGTAACTTATAATCACAGAGGAGGATCAAGTTATTTTGGTGGCGGTGGTGCTGCTGGTCACCCTCAAGGTGGTGCATATGCTTTTAACCATTCCCAGAATGCTGCTCCTGGTGGAGGTGGTGCTGGAGAGCACTATAGATCTTATCAGGGAGCACAAGGTAAAAAAGGAATTGTAATCATCATGGAGTATAGATAAATGTCAGTATTAAGAGTAAACGAAATTAGGTCTCAAACTGGTAATACTATCACCATTCCCGCTGGGCATGAATTAATCTTAGATACTACACCTATTAATGCCACAGCACTGCCTCCTTCTGCGACGGGAAATAATGGAAAGTTTTTGAAAAGTAGTGATGGAGCTAGCATCAATTGGGAATCTGTTGGACCAGTTGCTATTAGGACTTTTACTTCCAGTGGAACATGGAATAAACCAGCAGGTGTTACGAAAATTTTAGTCAGATTAGTTGGTGGTGGCGGTGCTGGTTCTGGAGTTGGAGAATCAGGAGCTTCTGGTGGTTATGCAGAGAAATTAATTGATGTAACTTCAATAACTAGTGTTTCTGTTACTGTTGGACAGGGTTCTACTTCTTCTACTAACTATTCTGGTAGATCAGGAAATGGATCTACAACTTCATTTGGATCTTTTTTATCTGCTACAGGAGGTAATGGAGCAAATACTTCACATCAACATTGTGGAGGTTTGCCAGGTCTTGGTTCTGGTGGTGACGTAAATCTATATGGTGGCGGTGGAAATGGTCACTCATACTATGGTTGTGGCAATGGTGGAACATCATTCTTTGGTGGTTCTGGAGCATGTGGTCATCCTCAAGGTGGTCAATTTGCTCACAATCATTCCAGTCATGCTGGATTTGGTGCTGGCGGCGGTCCTGGGTATCATACGTCAACTCAGGGTGCTCAAGGCAAAGATGGCGTTGTTGTAGTTTACGAATTCAAATAATAAAATGAGCACTTTATCTGTAAATAACATTCAAGCTGCACAGGGAGGTGTTGTAAACATTCCCGCAGGTTATAGTTTGTCTGTCGATGGTATTACTATTAATGGAGATACTCTTCCTCCAAGTCCATCTTCTACAAACCAAGGAAAAGCATTATATGTAAATTCTTCTGGTAGTTTAGATTTTTCAACATCTGGACCAAGAAGTATTCAGACATTTACCACCAGCGGAACTTGGCAACGTCCTGCAGGAATTTCTAAGGTTATTGTTCAAATGGTAGGTGGTGGAGGTGCTGCTTCTAGTTACGGAGAGTCAGGAGCTGCTGGAGGATTTTCCGAGAAATTAATTGATGTTACAAACCTGGCATCAGCTACTGTAACTGTAGGACAGGGATCTCCATCCTACACTAGTTATTCTGGTAGAGCAGGTGGTGGAGGAACATCTTCTTTTGGATCACTTATGTCTGCAACTGGCGGCGGTGGTGGTAATTCCGTTCACCAGCATTGTGGAGGTTTGCCTGGTGTAGGATCAGGAGGAGACCTAAATATTTACGGTGGTGGTGGAACTGGTCACTCTTACTACGGAAGATTTGGTGGAGGAGACTCCTTCTTCGGTGGTGGTGGTGCTGCTGGTCACCCCCAAGGCGGATATTACGCTTACAACAACAGAGATCTAGTTGCTGCTGGCGGCGGTGGATCTGCTGGTTATCACTACTATAGTCATGGTGCTACTGGAAAAGATGGCATCGTGATTGTATATGAATATTCCTAAATACTAACGAAAAGAACTTTTTAAAAATGAAAAGAGTATTAGTAGACTATAGAGGATTGATCAACGAAGTTGTTGATGTAGGTTCCGAGTTTCCAGTTTATGATGGACCAGATACCACAATCAAATGGGTTCTGTGTCCTCATGATGACGTAACAGAATTTTGGCATCTAAGTGAAGGTCAATGGGTTTCTCCTGAAAATAAACTCGACTATGATCAAAATATGAAGAGAAAGATTGCCTATGGTGATATTGGCGATCAACTAGATATGCTCTACAAAGATATCAAATCTGGTCATTTAACAGATGGAGAGTGGGTAAAAAACATTGATGCGGTGAAGCAAGCTATTGAATCTCAAAGTTCATATGAATCGAATTCATCAAACTTTGAAGGTAAAGTAAAAATTAAAATTCACGAACCACATGATCCTTCTTGGAATTATCTCGCAAATTCTGATCTGATTCCACCTAAGTTCCATAACGACTGATATTAATTTTATATTATGAAAGTAAATTCAATATGCATTGTAGGTGGTGGCACCGCTGGATGGATGTCTGCGGCAACGTTTGCTAGAGTTTTTCCAGAAAAGAATATTACTCTAATTGAATCTCCATCTGTTCCAACGATTGGAGTTGGAGAATCTACTACGCAATTTTTTAGAAAGTGGTTGAATTTTATTCATCTGGATGATTCCTGGATGGAAGAATGTGATGCCACATATAAGTTTAGTGTAAGGTTTGAAGATTTCAACGAGGCAGAACCTTTCCATTATCCATTTACTAGACCAGCTGGTCCCAGTAAAGATCCTTCATCTTGGTTTATTCACAAAGCACTTACTCCAGATCTTCCAGTGAGTAACTACGCTGAATGGTATGCTCCTCAGATGAAAGCGATTAATGAGAATCGCATTCCTACACAGAGTTTTGATAGGTTTGATTTTATCAAGGACACAGGATTTCATTTTGACGCAGTAAAATTTGCATCGTGGTTAAAGAACAACTTATGCCAAAACGTAAACCATAAGTATGGGCATGTGGTCGATGTAGATTTAGATGAACATGGTTACATTGAAAGATTGTATTTAGATAATGATGTATTTGTAAAAGCAGATCTTTTTATTGACTGCACTGGGTTCAAGTCTCTATTGATTAATGATTATCTAAAGACTCCTTGGGAAACATTTGATGATATGCTTCCTAATGATAGTGCCTGGACTGTTAGACTTCCATACACAGATAAGAAGTCTCAAATGAGAACTTATACTAATTGCACTGGTCTGAAGAACGGATGGGTATGGAATGTTCCTCTAAGAAATCGTATTGGAACTGGGTATAATTATTCTTCAAAATTTATTAGTGATGAAGATGCATTAGAAGAATTCAAGGAACATCTTGGATATCCAGATACTCTTTGTGAATATCGTAATATCAAATTTAAAACTGGATTATCCACAAAACCATGGAATAAAAATGTTATTGCTATTGGACTATCTGGAGGTTTTATTGAACCCCTAGAATCAAATGGGTTATTGAGTGTTCATGAATGGTTGATCTATGCGTGTCAAATTTTAGGTGATAATTCTATTAGAGCACTTGATATTAATGCATTCAATTTTACTGTGACTAGAGAATTTAAATATTTCTCATATTTTGTATACTATCACTATGCATTATCAACTAGGAGAGATTCTGAATATTGGAAATACATGACAGAATACTATGATGGTCTTTCTGATTTACATGAAGATTATTTGTATAGAACTAGGAAAGCAACTACTCCCCTAAACAAACTTGAATATGAGAAATTCAGTTATGAAAACTATGGTGGAGAAACTTTTATCATGGCAGGACATGGATACAATCCATTCAATCCAGTTACCATAAGACTATTAGAGACAGAAAATGTCATTGACAAACGTTCATATATATCTTTAGATAACTATAATCACTACGACGAATTAGTTAACACATTCCCATACGCTTACGAATATTATGCAAGTTGAAAAGATTGTCATTGTTGGTGGTGGTTCTTCTGGATGGATGACCGCAGCGTTGTTAGCAAAACAGCTTCCTCACATTGACCTTACTGTAATTGAACCTGAAGATATTCCTACAGTTGGGGTTGGAGAGTCAACTTTAGGGCATATTAATAGATACCTAAAGATGATCGGCATTCTCGATAGAGAGAAAGAATGGATGCCATACTGTGCTGCTACATATAAGGTTTCTATTCAGTTCACAGATTTTGGTCAGGTAGGCGAGAGATATCAATATCCATTTGGACAAATGGATTTTAGTGATGATTTAAGTTTACAGGATTATGCATATATTAAAGCAAAACATCCTGACTTTGAAATTCCCTATGCTAATTTTTACAATCCCATTGCATATCTAGCAGATCATAATAAAATGACTCCCGATGCTAGAAGTGTCAGGAACTATGATTTTCAATATGATACAGCATATCATTTTGATGCTGCAAGATTTGGTGAATGGTTAAAAATTAATATCTGTGAACCATCTGGAGTCAAAGTTATTAGAGATTCCGTAGTTTCTATTCAAACTAACGAAGATGGTATTGAGTCTTTGAGTTTAGCAAAAGATCCTTCGTCAAAGATTACTGCAGATTTGTTTGTTGATTGCACAGGATTTAAATCTCTTCTGTTAGAAAAAACTATGAACTCGGAGTTCATTAGTTTTGGAGATGTTCTACCTAATGATAAAGCAATTGCTACAAGAATTCCTTATGTAGATAAAACCAAAGAAATACATAATGTAACTGATTGTCATGCTTTATCTGCTGGATGGGTATGGGATATTCCTTTATGGCATAGAAAAGGAACTGGATATGTATATTCAAGTAAGTATATCAGTCGCGATGAAGCAGAGTTAGAGTTTAGAAATCATCTAGCAAAGCAAGATCCAGAGAGAGCAAGAGATGCAGAATTTTTTGAAATTGATATTCGTCACGGAAAGAGAAACCGAGCATGGGTTAAAAATGTAGTTGGTATTGGTTTGTCATATGGATTCTTAGAACCTCTAGAATCTACAGGTCTCTTTACTACACATGAAAATGCTATCATGTTAGTAAACACTCTAGAAAGACGTTCAGGATTTATTTCAAAAATTGATGTGGATGGATATAATTATTCAGTAGATCACATTATAGAATGCTTTAAGTCGTTTATTCAAATGCACTACTCCCTTTCCAGAAGAGAAGATAGTCAATACTGGAAAGATCAAATTCATAATACACCACTTTATTATAATGACGATCCTACTGACATTACATTAACATCACCTAGACTCTATAAAGAATTTCTACATGCTGTTAATGTAGCGAATGTATCTGAAGATTTGCAAGGACTTAATTACATTTCGGGTGGAATGAACTATACTCATGTTGGTTTGTCAGAAACTAACTTTAGGTTATCCAAACAATACGCTGATCTCTCAAGAATAAATAGAGGTATGATGGCGAGTAGAAAAACTAGAGAGTATTTGATGCGCCAAATTAATAAGATGCAAACTACTTATGAATTTCTCCAAAATAATGTCTACTTTGAATATATTGAGACAGAAAGAAAATACGCTCCGAAAGAATACAACTTCTAAGGTTAAATTTATTTCTACTGTTCCTGGAGTCAGCACTCTTTACCCATTGACTCCAGCATCAAAGTTTAAAAGAGATTGGATTGAGGAAGAGAAAACTCAATATAAAGAAAGAAAATCTAAGTGTCCTGTTAATAAATTAGTTGCTCCTTTAATTGGGTCAATTACAAAGTGCCCTGCTGTTAAGGCAACAATGGGTTCTGGATATATTTTAAGAGCTCCAGCAGACTTTCATATTCATACTAATGGAGATGGCGAAACTTTACTCCCAACAGCAAGAGATATTCATCAAAGATATACTTACATTGTAACTCATGAAAAAGAAGTTACTGATTGGTTACTAAGTCCAGCACTTAGAGAAAAAACTGTTAAGACGGTTGTAAAAGTAAATACTCCTTGGAGACTTATTTGTCAAGATGATGACATTGTATTTCTTGTAACGCCTGTTCCTTTTACAGAAGAATCTAGATTCTCTGCTGTTCAAGGAATTTTAGATCCAAGAACAGCATACGAAGTAAATGTGCAGTTGTATTGGCATGTTATGGAAGGTGATGTTATTGTAAAGGCAGGGACTCCTCTATGCCAGTATATTCCTATTTCTAGAAAAGCATTAACTACAGAGATTGAATGTTATGATGCGACAATAGAAGACTACAAGATGGAAGATGAGATTTATTATGCTGGTATGCATACTTACATGGAAGAATCTACTGGAACAGAAAAAATGCTTCGCATTTCAAAGATCATGAAAAAATATTATGGATAATACCATTCAGTTATTTTCTACTCCAATCTACAAGACTTCCATTATACCATCAAAAGAAGAGAAGAATGATGTAGATTTTTTCTTCAACGACATTTTTTCTAGTATAGAAAAAAACATATGGCCAGGGGAATCTGGTAAATCCACTGGTTGTTATGATGTAGACTTACATAGACGACCAGAATTCTACTGGTTATTTGATAGAATGATGCATCATTTAAATACGTATTGGTGGGAGGTATTAGAATATCACAATTGTTTGATTCCAACAGTAACTTCCTCTTGGGCAAATTTACATCTCAAAGGAGAATCTACCGCTGTTCATTCTCATATAGATGGATATGATGGAATGAATCATATATCTGGGGTATTCTATTATCAAAAAGAAGAAGATGAAGAGAACATTCGATTTGTCAATCCTTTAGATTCTCTTCTCAGGTGTCAACCATATAAAAATATGAAAGGCATAGAAGAGATTTCTATTCCTGTTTCAACTAAAACATATGACTTGATACTCTTCCCGTCGTGGTTAAGACATAGAGTTGATGGTAACAAAATAGATAAACCACGCATTGCTATATCATTTAACTGTAGAGGAAATTATAGTGGAACAGATAACTTCATTAGATGATTTTACTCTTTGGACTCCAAGTTCTGTTTACTTTGATGAGTTCATTAAAGTAAAGTCTATCAGTGATTGGGAGTATGAAAAGAAAGATAACTATTGGATTGCAGAGTCTCCGTTTTACGAAGATGGATTTGAAAGATTTAAAGACTTTGTATCACAGTCTCCTGTATGGAGAACTAATTCAGAAAAGATATTTAAAGAAAATAATCCATTCGCTACTATACATTTGCCAACCTGGGCGACAAATAAAGTTTGTCAGTTGTTAAGAGATTTTTATATTAGAGAATCTGGAAGTGCATTCTATAACTACCACTATGAAGAATGGGGGAACATCTTTGATAGAAAGTATTGTAAACCACTAAAACGATGGAGAATACCACACATCGATTGGCCAAGAGGAATTGTTGGAAACTTGTGGTTCGATGGTGGAGAATCTACAGGAACAAAACTATATCGATACAAGAGAAATATAAATGTGACTCAAATGGAGTTTCATTATAATTCAGAACTTCCACAACATCAAACATGGGTTTCATACGCTGATGATGATAGAGCAGATGAATGGTTTAACTTTGAAGATTCGGATTACTGGGAGTTTGAAGAGATAGACTTTGCTCCTGCTAAAACTGGGACTATGACATTATATCGCAGTAACACAGCGCACGATCCTTTTATTACACCAGAAACCAACTTTAGGTGGTCTCATACGTTCTGTTGCTTTGTTGACCATGTATCTTGAACCTGTATTCTCTACTCCAATTTGGTCTGAAATATTAAACTTAGACTTATCAAAAATTGAAGAGTATTCATATGATCTCCAGAAAAAAGATACTGGTAGAGTAGTATCAAATCATGGCGGGTGGCAGTCATCAGATCTATACGATTTAGATAACACCCCTATTGAACCACTAATAAATAATACTAAGAAGTTATTGAAAGTATGCTTTCAAACACTGGAGGTTCCAAAAGTTCCAGTAATTGATAATGCATGGATTAATATCAATCCCCCAGGATCTTTTAATAAACCACATATTCATGGGAACAATTGTTTTCTCTCGGTAGTTTTCTATATCAAAGCAAAAGAAAACTGCGGTAATATATTTTTCGAAAGAGGATCTCTTCAAGAATATATTTTGAGTAACTTTGTTCCTCATGGTATGAATACTTACAACAGTTCTAGATGGCAATATCCAGCGAGAGAAAATCAAATAATTATTTTTCCTTCCTGGTTGTCTCATTCTGTTGGAACCAATGAGTCAGACAGTGACCGAATTTCTATAGCATTAAACGTAAAGGTATGATTGAAATTAATGATTTTCTATCTAAAAGATTGAATAGACATTATGGTAATATCTTGCTGCATGGAGATTTCCCATGGTATTACGCGCCAGACATTACTAATAGTCCAACTAATTTTAACTCCTATCCTATGGATTATAGGCAGTATGGATTTCATCATACATGCTTTATGGAATACGAAAGTAAGAGTAACACGTTTCCATACTTTAGTCATCTGGTAGAATCTGTTAAAGATCAATTACCAGAACACCCAGAAGGATGGGAATGGGAATTGTATAGAGTGAGATGTGGATTCAATATTCCATTGAGTCCTGTAAACAAAAAGTATGCTGCTCTAGAGCATAATCAACCACATGTTGATCACGATAATTCTGTCGTAACTGGCAAGACTTGGACATGTTTATACTATGTCAATGAGACAGATGGAGATACTTTCATCTTCCAACAGAAACTCAAACCTGCTCCTTCTCCATGGCCAGCAAAGTTTACTGTTCAAGATAGAGTAAAACCAACTAGAAATAAACTATTGATCTTTGATGGTGATCATTTCCATGCAAGTTCTAGTCCCGTTAACTACGAATCTAGATTAGTATTAACATTCAATTTCCATGATAGACGCTACCAAATTTCGTAAATTTTTAGAGCACATTCACAAAGAATGTCTGTTCGACGAAAAACCATTGTTCCAAAAAAATGTATTTGATGAACCAGTTGCAACTTGGAACGATGTTAATGAAGTTATCAACTTTAATAGAGGTATAGTTGATATAATCGATAGCAATGGGAATCGTGTTGATATTCCCGCACTTAAATATTTTTGGTCTAGTAGGATTTTACAGAGCAAAGTAGAAATTTCAAATCAAATTAAAAAAGGAAATTGTTTCTCGATATCTCAATGTTTCTATCTAAATGAACCTGTCAATTACATACTAGGAATTCTAGAAGATAGATTCGATTTGATATGTGATGCACATTTGTATGGAGGAATTAGTGGAGATGCAAATTCATTTCATCCACATGTAGATATACCTTCTAATTTTATTATTCAACTAGATGGAGATACTCCATGGACAATATATAAGAACACTGCGTCTGATATGTATCCTCAAGAGTATATCAACTCATTTAGATCACTAGATTGCTTAGAACCAGAGATTGAAGTTATACTTAGTCCTGGAGATATGTTATACATTCCTCCAAGAAGGTATCATAAAGCAAGACCTAGTGGAAAAAGATTATCATTAAGTATACCTGCTGCATCTAGAAAATACACAAACGCTCTTCCAATCGATAGACAGTTGTATGACATTACCAAGTGACGTTCATTTAATAAAGAATTACTTACATAAAGATGTAGTGTCTCTTCTTTTATCTGAGATCCGACTATTTACTAATGCATCAAATGTATTTGGAGATACTAGTGGATATGTTGATAATACATTCAATTGGTATTCTCCTCCTGGATGCGAAGCACTAATGGTTAACATGAAAGAGTTTGTTGAAAAAACTATCGGATTGAATTTGCATCCAACTTACAGTTATGCTAGGATCTATAAGAATGGCAGTGAACTTAAAAAGCATTTAGACAGAAGAAGTTCTGAACATGTTGTTACCTGCTGTTTGTATAAAGAGTTGCCTTATCCAATTACTATAGATGATGGAAAAAAATTACATCACATAGATTTAGATGTTGGTGATGTTCTTATTTTTCCAGGAAGAAAGTATTTTCACTGGAGAGATAAATATCAAGGAGAAGAGCATATACATTGTTTTCTTCAATATGTGAATGCTAATGGTGAGTTAGCAGAATTCAAGTATGATACTAGACCATGCTTAGGTTCTAACTATCAGTTCACAGAACAAAAAGTCAAAGATGAAATGATTGGAGGTTATTAATGACTACAGAAACTGAAGAGAAAAAAGAACTTAAATCTCTAGATGATTTGTGGGAGAGTTTTTCTACACGTCTAGCGGATGCTAGAGTTGCTGTAATAAATAAGAGAGAAGAAATCGAAAAGCAAACTGAGATTTCTACGCGAATCGATCTAAGCGAATACAATGATCTGCAGATCATGGTTCATAAGTTAGAGGCAGCACTGGAAGCTCTAAACATGGTTAGAGTTGAATGTCTGGGATTAGAATCATTAATTAACTATGAGGGATAACAATGGATACTGAACAACTTAAAAAGAATTTTGAAGACCAACTTGCTCAAACTGTAAAGCAGATTGGAGAACTAGAAGAGAATCTTCAAAAAGCAAAAGAATATAAAATTAAATTAGAGGGTGGTCTTGAGACCCTAAATCTTCTGAATCCTCCAGAGGAGAAACCTGCAGAAGCAGCAGCTGAATAACTCTAACTCCCTGCCTGATAAATACAGGTAGGGACTTTTTGTATCTAGGTGCATGGCTTCACCAACAAGTAAATCAGAATTAGTTGATTATTGCAAACGTCAACTGGGTGCTCCTGTGCTGCAGATTAATATTGCAGACGAGCAAACTGATGACATCATTGATCAAGCAATTCAGTATTACCACGAATATCATTTCGATGGTGTAGAGAGAATGTATCTAAAACATCAGTTTACTGCTGATGACGTTAGTCGATTTGATTCTTCAAACGAAGATACAACTGCACCAAACAATGATGCTTGGGAGAATAGAAACAACTACATCGAAGTCCCTGATGCGGTTATTGGCATCTCTAAAGTATTTGGTGTTTCCTCAAGTTTCTTAAGGAACAATCTTTTTGGTATGAGTAATCAATATTATTTGATGGATCTGTTCTCATTCTCGTCAGGTTCAGCATTTAGTTTTGGTAACTTTGATCTAACAAACTACTTCATGATTAAGCAGCACTTTGAGACTATTGATATGATTATCAATACAGGTGCATTGATTGAGTATAGATTCAATAAGAGACAAGATCGTTTGTTCTTGGACATTGATAAATCTAGGGTAGTAGAAGATCAGTATCTTCTTATTGATTGCTACAGATACTTGAACCCTGATGATTTTACTCAGGTATATAATGATAGTTTTGTCAAGAGATATGCTACTGCTCTAATGAAGAGACAGTGGGGACAAAACCTTATTAAGTATAACGCAGTTCAACTTCCTGGTGGCGTAACTCTTAATGGTCGTCAGATCTGGGAAGATGGTAACAATGAAGTGAAGGAACTGGAGTCTAGAATGATGACAGATTTTTCACTCCCACCAATGGATATGATCGGATAAGATGCCTACTAGTCCTTACTTTCCAACATACTACGGCGGTTACTCTGGCGAGCAAGGTCTCGTTCAGGATCTTGTGGATGAACAAATTAAATTGTTCGGCACAGATATCTACTACTTGCCAAGAACTCTCATTACTGATGGGGTCTTGGATGATGTCATCTACAATAAGTTCGAGAGTCAGTTTCAAGTAGAGATGCTTCTACAAAACGTAGAAGGTTTTGGATCACCATCAGAATTTATTAGTAAGTTTGGACTTCGTATTACTGACGAGGTTCGTTTTGTTGTGTCTCAACGTAGATGGGACGAAGCATCTGCTGGATCTACCCTAACGGTTCCCACTCGTCCAAACGAGGGAGACTTGCTTTACTTCCCACTAACTCAAGATATTTACGAGATTAAGTTTGTAGAAAGAGAAGATCCTTTCTATCAATTAGGTAAGATCTACTTCTATACAATGACTGCTGAGATCTATGAGTATGGCAGTGATAATTTTGACACAGGAGTTGAAGAGATTGATGAAATTGAAACTCTATTCTCCAATGCAATTGCTCTCACTCTATCTGTTGGAGGAACTGGAGAATTCTTTGATGGAGAAACTGTCACTGGAAGCACTACTGGAACAGAGGCAGAAGTTAAATCTTGGGATAGTTCTACTAGAATTATGCAAGTAATTAATAGAACAGGAACTTTCGCAACTGGCGAAGCTATCACTGGAAATACTAGCAGTGCGGTATGGGTAGTAGGAACGTTTGACACTCTAAATAATACGAATAGTGAATACGATCAGAATAGAGAGATCGAGGATTTTGCAGACAACATTGTTGATTGGTCTGAAGGAAATCCATTTGGTGAATATGGTAATTTTACGGATAGCATCTAATGTTAGGGTCACATTTTTATAACGAAATTATTCGCAGAAATATTGTTGGATTTGGAACACTGTTTAACAGTATTTCATTGAAGAAGGTTGACCCTTCCGATAATTCTGTATTGGAAGAAGAAAAAGTTCCCTTGGCATATGGTCCAAAGGCAAAGTTTTTGACTCGTCTTGAGCAGAATCCAGATGTTGGTAGAAAAATTGCTATAACATTACCACGTCTTTATTTTGAAATGACTGGTATTAATTATGACGCAGCTAGAAAAACTTCACCTGTCCAAAAATATAGAAAAGTTAGAATTGAAGATGGTTCGGAAGTTGTAGAACAGTATGTTCCAGTTCCATATAATATTGATTTTGAATTAGGAATTATTGCAAAAAATCAAGATGATGGTTTGCAAATTCTAGAACAGATTCTACCATACTTTCAACCATCTTTTAGTATTACTCTTAATATGATTCCAGACATGGATGAGAAAAAAGATGTAGCAATTACACTCAACAGTGTTCAATATGATGACGCTTGGGATGATAATTTTCTTGATCGTAGATACATTACATGGACTTTAAGTTTTACTGCTAAGTCTTACATCTATGGTCCATATGATCAAGCAGGAGTTATTAATAAAGCAATCATTTATGAAGGCATTGGAGATAATTCAGTTCAACAGAGAACTACAAAAGTTACTTATACACCTAAGGCATTAGAAGACTATAACAATGATGGTCAAATCGATTTCCAAGATGACAATCTTGTAGTTGCATCGGATGACTTTGGATTTAATGAAGGGATTGAACTACTATGAGCAAGTTTGAAGATAACATGGAAGATATCTTTGATATCGAAGTTGAATCAACAGATATCGAACCAGCAAAACCAAGACCTTCCAGAGAGGCAGACAAGGACGACCAGACGAAGGATTACGAATATACTCGTGGTCAACTCTACTCACTCATTGACAAGGGCACAGAGGCGCTTAACGGTGCCTTAGAGGTCGCTCAGGAGTCAGGGCACCCTAGAGCGTATGAAGTCGCTGTGAACGCCATGAAGCAGGTAGCAGATGCTACTGATAAACTCATGGATCTGCAGCAGAAGATGAAGAACCTTGAGGCACCTACTAAGAGAGAGACCAACAACACCACAAATAATTTGTTTGTAGGCAGCACAGCAGACCTACAGAAAATGCTTAAACAAATAAATAAAAAAGAAGAATCTGGAGAGTCATGATCCTAAAACCAATTACTCCATTAGTAGAAATTCCTGTAATCGGATCTGATATTTCTCTGGCTACGCTAGTGTCAGTGTTGAATAACTCTGGAGCTCCATGCCAGATCAGAATTGACAATGGAGAAGCTGCTATCGATCAACCATCGATCGCTTTAGCAACTGGCGAGAGAGCAACAATTGCTAAGAATTCTTCAGATGAAATCTTTGCTGAAGATTTAACTGGCACTTCGGTTTCAGATGTTTTTGCTACTAAAATCGCTTTTGCAAACTAATGGCACAGTGGAATAAAGACGCTCAGGCATATAGAGCACAGGACACAACAAACTTTGAGGTAGTGATGATTGCCGATGAAGACGGCAACCCCATCAACTCGTTTGGTGCTGCTTCAAACATCCCCATTGCTGGCGGACAGATTGAAGGATACAATTACGTTCATAAGTTTGGTGCTAACACAGACCTAGCAAACGGAACTTACGAAGCTATTTGGGATGGCGAGAGCGTTTATCCTTGGGCAACTTTAGATACTGCTGCCACAACTCTCACCACAAATGCTGATGTTCTAAACAATGGAGCAGAAGTTACCATCCAAGGTCTCAACGAAAACTGGGAACTAACGACAGAAGTTCTCACCCTCGACGGCACAGCACAAACTACACAGAATTCTTACAAGCGTGTATTCAGGGCATTCTGTTCTGGATCACAAGCATTGGGTGCTGACTTCACATTATCAAAAGGTGCTGTTGTAGTTCTAAAAATTCAAGCTGCTCACCAGCAAACTTTGATGTCTGTTTATACTATTCCTGCTGGTAAGTCTGGATATCTATTCAACCTAAATGTATCCACTCTAAAGAACGAAGAGATTACGGTAAGAGTTTCATTTAGACTAAATGGAAAAGTATTCAGGACACAGCACATCGCTCAAATTGCTGGTGTGAACTACGATCACACATTCACAGTTCCATTGTATATGCCAGAGAAAACTGATATCCAGTTAGAAGCATTAGCAGGAGCTTCTAACATTGCTGCTTACGCTCATTTTGATATGATCCTCGTAGATAACTAAGGAGACTAAATATGAAGTCGTTTAGAGAACTGAGGCAGGAACTGAATGAATCAGCCTGGACCAGAAAAGAAGGACAGAACAAAAAGGGAGGACTCAACGAAAAAGGAAGAAAGTCTTACGAAAGAGAAAATCCAGGATCTGACCTTAAGGCACCAAGCAAAAAGGTTGGAAACCCCCGTAGGAAATCATTCTGTGCTCGAATGAAGGGCATGAAAGCAAAGTTGACTTCTAAGAAGACATCAAGGGATCCTGACTCAAGAATTAATAAGTCGTTACGTGCGTGGAATTGCTGACAATGGCAAAATATGATGCTGAGTATTGGAACAAAAAATCTGAGAAACCTGTGTTTGCAGGTAATTACGATGGACCACTATATGCTCCTTGGAAAGCAGTAGTCGAAGGAAAAAAGAATTTTAAGAATAAGGACACAAATCGTAGCCAAT